AATAAGTTTCCAGGCCGCTACCCTTCCAGTGGCCTGGATTCTAACTATGATCGGTATTTAATGAATGGAGTTTGTCTAATGTCCCAGGGCAGTACAGGATTTGGATACCGATCATGGCTATAACAAATGGATATGCAACATTAACTCAAATCAAAAGCTACATGTCTATATCAGATAATACTGATAATGACTTGCTAGAAGATTTGATTGAATCAGCATCACGCTCAATTGATCGGATTGCTAACAGAAGATTTTATTTAGATGCAACTGCATCAGCGCGGCTTTATCGCGCCTATTCAGATATATTTGTTTATGTAGATGACATTGGTACTACATCAAGTTTGGTTGTACAAACCGATTCAAACGGCAATGGTACATACGCAAAAACTTTAACTTTAAATCAAGATTATATTCTAGACCCATTAACATCACCATCTTTAGGCCGGCCATATACTCAATTAACAATGGTATCTAATACTGAAACCTGGCCAATATTTCCAGGGCTAACACAAAATGGATTGCGCCCAGGTGTGCAAGTAACTGCAAGATGGGGCTGGCCGTCAGTACCGGATGATATAAATATGGCCTGTTTAATTCTTACCGCTGATCTATATAAGCGTAAAGATGCACCGGGTGGCATATTAGGATTAGGTGATTTAGGCGTGGTTAGAATGTCGCCAATTGGCAGGGATGTAACTGCAATGGTTAGAGCTTACAAAAAAGAAGTGGTTGCATGAATCCCAGCACAGTTAGAACTAACCTTAAAACTGCCCTAAGCACAATAACCGGTATGCGTGTATTTGACTATGTGCCGGATTCTACAAACATCCCAACTAATAACGCTTTTGCAATAGTTGGTCAATTATCAATGAATTATGATTTTACATTGAACAGAGGATTTGATTCTGCAAGTTGTCAGATCATTGTTGTAGTTGGCAGAATGAGTGAAAAAGATGGGCAATCAAGATTGGATGGGCTACTAGCTTCATCCGGTTCTACTTCAATTAAAGCCGCTGTTGAAGTTGATAAAACTTTAGGCGGTGCTGTTCAAACGCTCAGGGTTGTGTCTGCAAGCCCTGGCACAATTACATCCGCTAATATTGACTACCTAAGTTATCAATATGCGGTTGAATTGATAGGTTAGTAACGAAAGGAAAAATATGGCCATATTTATGGGTAACAAAGTTGCCGTGATTGTTGGTACAACTACCATTACTGATCATGTCAGCACTGTAAGCCTAGCACGCGAAATTGATCAAGTAGAGATCACTGCAATGAATGATAATGTACAGAATATGATCGGTGGGATTGAACGCCCAACGCTTAATCTTGAACTGTACAATGATTTTGCATCAGCATCAGTGAACGCACTATTTGAAGATGCGCTAGGTACTAAACTGAATATCAAGTTGATACCAGTATCAGGTACAGTAACAGCTACAAATCCAAGTTATACAATGTCATGCCTTATCTCATCATGGACACCTGTAAATGGTGCTGTTGATGCGGTAGCAAGCGTATCTGTATCACTGCCGGTAACTGCATTAACAAAATCAACAAGCGCGTAATAAGAAAAGGGTGGGACAATGCACAAAATTGAAATTGTTAAAAAAGATGGTAAGAAAGTAACCTATGAGCTTACGCCATCCGCAAAGGTGGCGTTTGAATCCGAATTTAAAACCGGGTGGCGTAAGCGATTAGGCGAACTACAAATGGAATCAGATCTATGGTGGTTTGCCTGGAGATTAGAAAAAGATGCCGGTAAAACCGAACTTCTTTTTGGAGATGATTACATCAATCAATATTTAGATGTTGATTTGGTTTACGATTCAAAAAATGGATAGACCGGCACGGGTCAATTTATGAAGTCGCTTCCGTGTCGGTGGCAACAGGCATTAGCCCTAAAGATTTATTAGAGGTTGATCCAGCGATTTATTCAGCAATTAAAGCCATCTTGCAAGAAAAATATTACAACAACAAGAAGGCAACAGTTAGGCGGAAGTAATGATTAAACCAAGATACGCAGAACTTCCTGGCCGTACTAGATCATTGGCGGCTGTGCCATCAATCTATGTTGAAAATTTAACTGAACTTCTTGAAAAAATGAAGAAGGTAGATCCTGATTTACAAAAAGAATTTAGAAGGGAATTAAGCAAGGCTGTTAAGCCTGTTGCAAAATTAGCGCAAAGTTTTGTACCACATTCACCATTCCCAGGATGGCGTGATGTTGAGCCTAATTATCCACCACAATGGGGTTGGGCTAATGATCAAGTACACCGGGGTAGAACTATTGGTCAAGATAAAAGAAGCCGTTGGAAATGGTCGCAAACAGAAGTTATACGCGGCATAAGAGTGAGTACAGCTAAAAGTAAAGTACAAAGAATTAAAGGTGTTACATTTGGTGTAACTGCAATAGCGGTGATAAATAAATCTGTACCAGGTATAATTTATGAGTTGGCAGGTTTTGGATCATCAAGATCAAGGGGAAGAACTAGGCGTGTAAGCCGTAACCCAAATGCTAGTGAATCATTTATTGGTAAATTGCAAGGTACTGCCAATAGCGGTGCTTACAAAGAAAAAAGATTGATTTATAGGGCATCACAACAATTAGGTGGCCAAGTAAATGATAATCTATACGGAGTATTAAAAAAATATCTAGGCAGAGAATTTAGAGGTTAATCATGGCACTAAGTCAATATGTTGCAATTAACTTCTTAACTAAGTTTGATAAAAAAGGTTTAGAGCGTGCTACCAAAGAGTTAAAAGGATTTGACAAAGTAGTTGCTACTAGCACATTTAGATTAAAATCTTTTGCCAAAGCCGGCGCAATTGCGGCCGCGGCTGGCATGGCGATTTTTGCAAAAAATTCTATACAGGCGGCTTTAGCCCAGGAAAGATTAGATAAATCAGTTGAACAATCTTTAAGATCAATCAATCAATTAGATCAACTGCCTAGCGTAAATTCTTTTATTAGTGGTATAGAAAAAGCATCAAATATTACTAAAGATAGATTAACCCCGGCAATCAACGGCTTAATTATACAAACTGCCGATTTAACAAAGGCACAAGATTTATTTAATGTTGCAGTAGATACCAGCGTAGGTGCAGGCGTTGATTTAACCCAGGTATCAGATGCGTTAGGTAAAGCAAGCCGGGGCAACTTTAAGGCGTTAGGCGCATTAGGTTTAGGCTTTGATGCGGTAACTGCCAAAGAAATTGGCTTAGCAGAGATTACAGATTACTTAACTTTAAAATTTGGTGGTGCGGCTAAAAGAGCCACTGAAACATTTGGCGGTCAATTAGATGCTTTAAAGATTAGCGCAGGTGCGGCACAAACAAGTTTAGGCGAAGGCTTTATTACTGCAACTGAAATTATTATTGGCGGTGGTAATGCTTCTGATTATTTTGGCGCAAAACTTGAAACATTGGGTTTAAATGGCGGATATATTTTAATTGCTTTAGCCGATAAAGCCAAAAAAGTAAGTGAGGCTTTTTCTAGTCTTAATGTAGGAGTTAAAGGCAACAGTATTCTTGCCTTTTTATTAACCGCTGGTATTTCTCCCAAATTGGGAGCATTAGGAAATTTATTTAAGGGTTTAGCAAAAGATGGCAAAGAGATTGCTAATACCACAAAGGAAACTACGGCACAAACAGAGGAACAAAAAGCCGCTGCCGAAAAATTGGCTAAATTACAAGCACGATTAGACAAGATGGCGGCTGAAGCCTTAAACAAACAAAAGAAAATAACTAAAGAAAAGTTAGCACAACAGGCTTTAGATAAAAAGAAGGCCGAACTAGAGGCCATGTTTGATCTTGATCGCATCAACTTACAAGCGGCATTAAGCCGTAAGTTATCTGCCGAAGATGAGTTGCGTGTAAAGATATTACAGAAGTTAGCAGATGGTACTAAAAAAGCCGTTGATGAAGCCGAACGCTATGCAGATATATTGAAAGTTATTGAAGATGGCCAAATCACAACCGGCGAAATTGACATGTTGGCTAAAAAGTGGGGAGTTACAACCACAGAAGTTCTTATTTACTTACGCACATTGTTTGCGGCCAATGATGAACTTCGCAAGATGTTGGCATTGCTTGATGAAATTGGCAAAAAGAAAATGCCAGTGGGTATGACATTCCAATATCAACAACAACAATTTCAACAAATAACATCTCCAAGATTTCAAGAATCCGTATTAACAGGAGAAGCACCAAATGTTTTAGGCCAACAAGTTTTTGAAGATTTAAGAAAAGAAGGCTTAAATGCGGCTATGGCCGGATCAAGCGCAAGATATACAGCGCAGGCGGTAGATTATTATCAAAGACTATTTGATATACCACGCATGGCAGAAGGTGGCATTGTTAATCAGCCAACCCTTGCATTGATTGGTGAAGCTGGATCAGAAGCCGTTATACCTTTAGACAAAATGGGTGGCATGGGAACTACTGTAAATATCAATGTAGCCGGATCAGTTATATCAGAAGGTGAATTGCAATCTGTAATTCAGGATGCTTTGTATAACTTAAACCGATCAGGTGCGGTAACTCAATTAACTAACTTAGGAAGATAATGCCAGCGGCAAAATTTAGGGCTGAGATTGACTTCTCCGGCGGTGCTTCATTTGATCCAGCATTAGTATTGGATGATCCTGCAACGCCTTTAGATGTAGCAATATTAGGTACTGCCGCCGCTGATACAGTTGATATAACAGACTTTGTAACTCAGTGTTATATTAGGCGTGCATTTAATAGATCATCAGACTCTTTTACCGGTGGTACTGCACGCATTACCTTTGTTGATGAAACCGGTCAATTTAATCCAGCCAATACCGGTTCTTCCTTATATGGCAAGATTAAACCTATGCGTAAGATTCGCTTTACGGCAGAGTATTTAGGTGTTACATATAACTTAGGTTCTATGTATGTACAGGAATGGAATTACCAAAGCCCTACTGGATTTGATCCAGCCTATGTAACTTTGTCATGCGTAGATGGATTTCAATTATTAAACTTAAATACGATCACATCAGTTAGTGGTGGTACAGCCGGACAAACTACCGCACAAAGAATTTCAAGTTTATTAACGGCTGGAGAATGGCCAAATGGTATGCGTGATATATCTACAACTGCAACCACAACAGTACAGGCAGATACCGGTGCTTCAAGATCATTATTAGCAGCTTGCCAGGAAGTAGAAGCAACTGATCTAGGTGCTTTTTATATGGATCAACGCGGTTATGCAAAATTCTTATCACGCACAGACATTATTAGTGCATCAGGTGGTACGGCAACAGCTTTTAGTGATGTGCCAGGATCGGGTGATATTACTTATCAGGCAGTAGAGTTTGATATATCAGATTACCAAATGATCAATAAGGTAACAGTTACCCCAACTGGATTAACCGGTCAGACCGCAAGCGATTTGGCAAGCATTGATGATTACTTTCAACACAGCCGGCTTAGAAGCGGAATTATGCAAACAGAAGCGGATGCCCTAAATCAGGCACAGATGATTATTGCAAGCCGAAAAGAACAAGGCGTAGATATACAGCTTAATTCATTAACAGTTGATGCCTTTGGTGAGGATGATTCTAGCCGGGTTGTAGCGGCTTTAAATTTAGATGTATTTGATCCAATAGAAGTAACTCAAACATTACCGGCTGGCAATGTGGTTACAGATAGCGTTATCACAGGCCTTACCTATCAGATAACCCCTAAATCTTTCCTAGTAACTTTTACATGCGCTCAACCTTTTGCAGTTGGCTTTGTGTTAAACTCAACTGTTGATGGCGTACTTGATGAAGACAGTTTGAGTTATTAAGGGGTAGAGATGGCAATAGGATTTCCAGTAAAAGACGATTATGTGTCAGGCGATGTATTAACAGCTGCCAATATGAACGATCTTTCAGGCACATTAAACACTTTATCAGGGGTAGGAAGTATTGTAAATAAAAACTATCTCATAAATGGTGGTTTAGATGTATGGCAAAGAGGCACTTCGTTAGCAATTTCTAATGGAACTACGACATATTTAGCAGATAGATGGGCTGCCTATCGCGGCGCTACTGGTGCAACTGTAAGCCGTCAAACAACAAGCGACACCACAAATCTACCTACAATTCAGTATTGTGCAAGAGTTCAAAGAGATAGTGGAAATACATCAACTTCTGGGATTTCTTATTTCAACATATTTGAATCAGTTAATTCAATACCATTTGCTGGACAAACTGTTACTTTCAGTTTTTATGCAAGAAAAGGTGCAAACTATTCACAAGCAAGTTCAGGTTTAACTGTTGTTCTGAAAACTGGAACTGGTACAGATCAAAATGTTTATAGTGGATTTACAGGGGCGGTAAATCCCGTTCTACAAACTGCTACTTTAACAACGACTTGGCAAAGATTTACTTATACAGCAACCTTAGCCTCAAGCATTACTCAAATTGCGACAGGATTTGAGTTTGCCCCAGTAGGCACAGCAGGTGCAGCAG